TCTTCACGTGGCATGGGATCCTTAAAGGAAGTCAACGGTGTCAACGTGGTTCAAGATGACTATTATCTAGCCACAGCGGCAGATATCGTTGCAGATCCATCTGCTCCAGGTGCCTTTGTTCAAGGCATTATGGAAGGTAAGGAATGGGTTTGGGACAATGGTAAGGTCAAGGAAGTGAATATCAATGAATATTACAATCAAATCAAAACTGCAAAACAAAAACAGATTGATGAGATTTCATTAAAGATATTCGAAAATTTCTTGTCAAAACTTTAAATTTTATAAATAATATTACCTCTTCAGGAGTTTAAACAAATGAGTAAGACATTATCAGAATCTGCTGCTGAAATTCTAAAAGCCTCAATGATGAGCGCAGGAAAAGAACCAGCACAAGTTATGGCTGCTGACATGCAAGATCTCGGCGGTCAAACCCCAACAGAACTACCAACAGCCATTGGAGCTGCTGCTTCTGCTAAAATGAAAGCTGCCGAAAAACCAGGAATGGAAGGCGCACCAGCAGAAGGCATGAAAAAAGCTCCTGAAAAAGCTAAAAAAGTTGGCGATGAGGACGAAAACCTCAAGAAGAATCCTATGGACGCTGGCGCAGTAAAAGCCGAAGAAACAGAAGTTGAAGGCGAAGTTGTAGCTGAAGAGTCTGAAGAAGAAACATCAGAAGTCGTTGCTGAAGAAGAGCAAGAAGAAATTGTTGCTGAATCAAAAGACGAAGATGAAGATGAAGAAGATGAGGACGAAGACGAGGAAGACGAAGAAGAAAAGAAAAAAGCCATGATGAAAGAAATGGTTAAGAAGCACAAGGGTTCCATGAAGGAAGACGTTGATGCTCTTTTCAATGGCGAATCTCTCTCTGAAGACTTCCGCGTCAAAGCAACATTGATCTTCGAAACAGCTGTTCAATCCCGCGTCGAAAAGATTGTTGAAGATGTTCTAGCTGAAAACGATCAAATTCTTTCAGAAGCCATCGAAGAAATCAAAACAGAACTATCTGAGCAAGTTGATGATTATCTCAACTACGTTGTTGAGCAATGGATGGAACAAAACCAAGTTGCTATCGAAACAGGACTTCGTGCCGAACTCGTAGGCGATTTCATCAGCGGTCTCAAGAATCTATTCGCAGAACACTACATTGAAATCCCAGAAGAGAAAGTTGACGTTGCAGAAGAACTTGCACTTGAAGTTGCTTCAATGCAAGAAGCTGTAGCAGAAAAAGAAGCAGCAATTGCCGCTCTTACTGAAGAAGTCAATGCAGTCAAGAAAGAAAAACTAGTTCGCCTAGCATGTGAAGGTCTAACCGAAGTACAGGCAGGCAAAATGAAATCGCTCGCAGAGAGCGTGGAGTTCACCTCAGAGGGTGAGTTTAATGATAAGCTCGCAATTATCCGCGAGAACTACTTCCCAACAAAAACAAACGTGAAAAGTGAAGTAAAGGCTATTCAAGAAACAGCTGTTGAAGAGCCAGAAGAAGTAGCAGAAGTACACGGTATTATGGCACATTATGTAAAAGCTCTATCAAAAACGGCTCCAAAAGCCTAATTTAATTTAACTGAGGAAACACTAACATGTATATTAACGAAACATATGCAAAGAAGTGGGCACCAGTTCTTGATCACCCAGAACTCCCAGCTATCGGCGACCAATACAAGCGCGCAGTAACAGCTCTCGTTCTAGAAAACCAAGAGCGTGCCCTACAAGAAGAAAACCGTTCAATGCAAAACCTATGGGAAGCAACACCTGCTAACGCAATGAATTCAGGTGTAAACGGTCTTTCATCAGCATCAGGCGCAACAGTAGCTGGCTTCGACCCAATCCTAATCGGTTTGGTTCGTCGTGCTCTACCAAACCTAATGGCATACGATGTTTGCGGCGTTCAGCCAATGACAGGTCCAACAGGTTTGATCTTCGCAATGCGTTCACAATTTGCAAACGCATCATCTGTAACAGGCGAAGCACTCTTCAATGAAGCAAACACTTCATACTCTGGTGCAGCTGGCGCAAACCCACTTGCAACATTGAATGCAAACATTGCAAACGTCACCCTAGCAAACACAGGTACTGGCGCTGCAACAAGCACATTCGAAGATCTATCAACATCACTAGCATATATGGGCTTCCAAATCGATCGCGTTGCTGTTACAGCAAAAACACGTGGTCTACAAGCAGCCTACACGCTAGAACTTGCACAAGATCTCAAGGCAGTTCATGGTCTAGACGCAGAAACAGAATTGACAAACATTTTGTCAACAGAAATTCTTGCTGAAATCAACCGTGAAGTTGTTCGCACGATCTATGCAACAGCAAACATCGGTGTAACTGGCGCTTCTTCAGCTGTATTTGATCTTTCAAAAGATACAGCAAACAACGGCACATCAGGTCGTTGGCAAGTTGAGAAGTACAAGTCACTATTGTTCCGCATCGAACAAGCTGCTAACAAAATCGCAAAAGACACCCGTCGCGGAAAGGGCAACATGGTCATCGTCTCAACAGACGTTGCATCAGCCCTTGCAATGACAGGTCTTCTCGATTATAACTCAGCATTGTCAGGAAACACAAACCTAGCAGTTGACGATACAGGTAACAGCTTCGCTGGTACATTGTTCGGACGCATCAAGGTTTATGTTGACCCATATTCTGTATCTGGCACCGACTACGTCGTTGTTGGCTACAAGGGTACAACTCCTTATGACGCTGGCTTGTTCTATTGCCCATACGTCCCACTACAAATGGTGCGCGCTATCGACCCAACATCTTACCAACCAAAAGTTGGCTTCAAGACACGTTATGGTCTCGTCGCAAACCCATTCGCAACAGGCGCTGGAACAGGTGCACTAGCAAACAACTCAAACTTCTACTATCGTAGATTTGAAGTTCTAAACATCAACCAATAATTGATGTGCTAGGAAAGTATTTGCCGACTTGATAAGAACAATAAGGCAAAACTACTGAGGGGGAGCGAAAGCTCCCCCTTTTTTATTTGTAAAGGAAGAAAAATGATATTATGCCATCTAAACAAAATAGGCGTGTTTTTCGCACCTAAAACTGGCAGTACATCCCTTCATAAATTGTTTAGCAATTATACTACAAATTTAAATAAACATGATCATATTACATATGAAGAATTGTTTAACAAACATCCTGAACTCATGTCATACGATTTTTATGCATTTTACAGAGAGCCTGCTGATCGCCTGCTAAGCGCATTGCTGTTTATAAAACAAAAACGAAAACCAGATATGTTCCGAATCATTACAGGAACTAACCCAGAAAGACCTGATCGATTATCAGAAGAACAAACTAGCGTAGTCGACAACTATTCAGTATACAAAATGTTAGAAAATTTTTCTTTGTTTGATCCTGGATTAGATTTAGAGTTTAATTGGTTATTGAAACCTCAAATTAACTGGCTAGATCATAAATCCATACAGCTACTAAATTTTTATGACTATGACAATGAAGTACGAAATCTATTACTTAAATTTCAGTTTATTCCAAACCTCACCTTTAAAACAAATACAACTGTTTACCCTAAAGATACACAAATAGTAAATGCATGCAGATATTTTGCTGGAAATTATTATAAACAAGACTATGAGTTTTTCAAAGCGAAAGGCATACAGTTTACCTAAATATAGTCTATGGCGAAGATTATACTTCTCAAAGACCTGAAGGATATTCGCGCAGAGAAAGAGCGCGAGCTGGCTTTTTACACTGAGAAACTTGAGAAGTTAAACAATAAAATGTTCTTCATTCGCAAAGAAATTGAACTTACAAATTTCATTATCGAATTAATAGAGAAAGAAAAGATCATCGATCTACGGAAAATATTAGATGACAAATAAACAAAATAAACCATCTTGTTTGCAATGTGGAAAACCTGTGTCTAAAGATTTCTTTTTCTGTGATAAGATTTGCAATGAAAGATATAAAACTAAGAAATGGAATAGATCATATATTCCTAAAGGTACAACTGCTGGGACGTTCAAGAAATAATGACAGCACTTAATCGCAATCCAGAAAATACAGATTTACTCCAAAGTACCAAATTTCGATTGACATTTGATCGTCTTCCTGGTATCACATACTTTTGTCAAGTAGCAAATTTCCCTGGCGTATCATTGACCGAAGTAATTCGCTCTACACCGTTTGTGGACTTATATGTCCCAGGGGAAAAGTTGATCTATGATACTTTTAATATTACATTCTTCGTGGACGAAGATTTAAGAAGCTGGCTCGAGCTTCACGATTGGATGAGAGGATTGACATTTCCAACCGATTTTAAAGAATATGTGGGTCTATCAAGAACTGCAAAAGAAGCAGTAAGAAAATCTACAACTATTGATACTCAATTTTTACGCGATCAACTAGAACGTCGACCACAATATGGAAACGCAATATTAACTATCTATACAAACAAAAACAATCCAAACATTCGTGTCAAGTTCTTTGATATTTTCCCTACATCTCTTTCTACAATTTTGTTTAACGTATCAGACACTGCTGAAAATATTGCTATCTCAGATGCAACTTTTCGCTTTAGTTACTATGATTATGAAAGAATTAGATAGAATTTCCCATTCATCCTCGACATAGTCTAGTATACCGATTCGTCAACTATTAGTCAAGCTCTTGCTTTAGGTTTACTTTATCATTAAAAAATAGTATAATGATACTCCGTTTGTGCACTTTTGTATTTTTATATGTATGAAGATTGAAACACCTCCTTTAGAAGCAATCATGGAACAGTGGGAAAAAGACTCCGATGTTGATACAACGGAGCCAGGAAAAGAGATCCTGCGTATTCCATTGCTTCACAACAAATATAACAAATACTTGTCCTTGCATAATTTATCTGCAAAAAGAGCAGGTCTTGAATTTGACAAGATCAAAAAACTCAAGTGGATGTATTACACTGGCAAGTTAGATCAAGATGAATTAGACAAACTTGGCTGGGAACCATTTCGTTTCACGCTCAAGTCTGACATCTCTGTTTATCTTGACGGCGATGATGATCTAAACAAACTCAAACGCAAGAAAGCCTATCACGAAGAAGCAGCCAAGTTTTGCGAAAATATTATGAAGGAACTTAACAATCGCACGTGGCAATTGAAAGAATACATGGGCTGGGAAAAGTTCATTCAGGGCGCTCGTTGATGTGTGATGTGAAGGTTCAACAAGTTAATAATATCTATGTTCAGATAGAAGCTGATGATGGCATTTTGCAGGAGATGTCAGATTTTTTTACATTCTCAACTCCTGGATACCAATTTTCACCAGCATTCAAGAATAAATACTGGGACGGCAAAATTCGGCTGTTGAATCTCCGCACCAAA